ATCCAACCGATCATATTATCCCTCCGTTTCCTCGAGCTGTTTGATCCGGCGCTCGATATACCATATCGCTTTTCTAAGGTCCTCGACCGTTTTCGCCGGATCTTTTTTACCGGCTCTCGAGATATATTTAACGGCGTTACCGAGACAAAAACCGAAATTCTTATCTTCGATATAATCGATCACCTCGATATTGCCGTCGGTATAATGAGCGGGACGGTTTACCGGATCAGTCGCCGGAAATATTTCCGGAGCCTCCGCCGTTTGTGATGCTTTCGGCTGAAAATACTCCTCGCCGTAACAATCAGCACACGGAACCTGGTCGCCCGGTACATTTTCGTTAATACAAAACTTACACGTCTTATAAGCCATTCTCTCACCCCTTAAATTTTTCTAATGTCGCGTTGTCGCGGATCGTAACCGATACGACGGTAAACCCGGCCAAATGCGAGACATTATAAATCGTCTTGATTACTTTTCTCGCGAGGAGCTTACGCGATCCCGCGGTTACGTTCTTAATCGCCTCGTAAGCCGTCGGATCAGCGTATCCCTCGTCGTTCTTATACCCGCACATATCAGACCCCCAATACTTTAGCGGCGTACATATCGGCCGTATGGGTAAACAGGACGTTAGCGTATTTTATAACGGCCGCGTTGTAATTTTGCCATAATCTCGTATCGGTCTCATACGCGCCCATATGCCACCGGATACACGCGAGCTCCTCGTCTGTGATTCTAGCCATATACGTAAATAATTTATAGAGGAGGATAACGGACCGCTCTCCGTGTCCCGGTATAATGAGATCCGCGTTAAAGTCGTACCCGGACCCGTCCGCTTTTGCCTTATACAGCCCGCATTTACAGATATCGTGAAACATACCGACGATATACGGGGACTCAGCTCTTTCCCACTTAAGACCGAGCTTTTCGGTAAGCTCGACCAGGTACTTAGCAACCAAAAAACTATGATCGAAAAGACCGCCCTCATATGCTCCGTGAAACTTTGTCGACGCCGGAGCCGTGAAAAATCCGAGCTCGTCGAGCCCCATCATATAATACTTATCTGAGAGAAATGTCGGCATAAACTCGGCGTAAACCTTTTTACGTTCCTCCGTTGTCATATTCTGAAAAGTATCTTTCATTTATCGCCCCTCCCATTACTCGACCATAAGACCGGCTCCGACGCCGAAACAAAAACCCATTGCAAAAACGATAAGCAATATTACAAAAGTCATACGCCGCGCCTCCTCAATCAATATGATAACCAATTACGTATCCGATCAGAAAACCGAGCACAATACCAATAGAAAAAATAGCAATCGGAACGACCTGGATCATGTTCTTTTTACCTCCTCGAAAATATAGAAAATCTGATCCGGCGCGAGCGCGTCGGCGACCGTAAGATTCTTAAATACTTTAGTAGTCGGCTTATCTTTTGTACCGCCGACCGCATAGACCACGGTCTTATTATCGCGAGTCAGCTCGACGGCCTCCTCAAATGTTATCTGTTTGATTGTTTTAAGCATTTTGAGCCCTCCATTAATAAATCATCAACTATACGTTTAAATGTCTCAATATCCCGCGGCGTATAATGTAAGCCGCCGGAGCGCTTGATCCATAACTTATGAATCTTTTGGTCGTCCTGTAAATCGTTCGCCCCGACCTTGAGCTCGAACGCAACAAAACGACCATTAATACACGCGATCACGTCCGGCTTACCTTTACCGCTCCGGCCGTCGCCGTAAAGATTAAGGCAATAGATTCCCTTTTCTTTCAGATAGGCGACGGCCTTAGTTTGAAAAATCGTCTCCGGCTTTTTACTCATTTAATCGTCGAGGAAATCGTCCAGGTCGTCGAGATCGTCGAGCTCCTCCGGCTCGGCCTTTGCCGCTTTGTTTTTGAGCTTTGACGCTCCGGACCCGAAACCGGCCGCGACCGTATAATCGTTAAGACGGACCGATTTAAGCATTTTACCGGGCTCTTTATTGCTCTCGAACTCCTCATGTTTAACGGTCGCCGTAATATAGCATCCGATCAAATCCGTCTCGTCGATCTCGTCGAGCTCGAAATTATTGAGAGCCGTTTTCGCGAAATACGAGAACGCCTTAAGAGCTCCCTCGTTTACTTCCCCGTTCTTAGTCAAGAGCGTAAACGTCTCCGTATGCTTTGATCCGCTCTGAGTCTGCATACTGACTTTCATCTTACCGAAATCCTCGTTATACTCGACGGCGACGATCTTAAAGGTCGTCACTCCCTCCGGGATCAATGTAAAAGTACTTTCAGATAATTTAATCCTAGCCATGTTATCGCCCTCCTATCTATTAATAACGATCCGGATCAACGCCCGTGATAAATCCGACGACCTCGTCGGAACGATCCAGGACCAAAAGAAAACGATCGACGCTCTCCTCGTCCTCGATCTCGAGATATGCGAGATTCATATCAGACTTTTCCAGGAGGCCGAAATTTGCGTTTGAGATACCCACCTCGTCGGCGAGCTGTGTAGAAAAGACCCGGACAATATCCGACGCTTTTCCGTCGGCCGAAATGGACGCTCTCAAGAGTATGACCTTATCGTCGATATCCGATCCGATAATCGCCTCGATAACCTCGCCCGCCTTTTCTGAGACCTCACCGACTCCGAGGAGACTCATAACGCCGGTCGGGATCTTCATACCGACACCCTCACAAATAAGCCATTTGTCGCCGTTACGACGCTCGTACACGCGGCCAAACGCGCCGCAACTCTTAAGAAACTTTACAAATTTCATTTACTTTTTACCTCCAAAAATATTTTTTAACTTAGATATGAGAGACTTGTTAGCCCTCTGTTTTTCCGCCTCGAGCTCGTCGAGCTTTTTCTTGATCTCGCCGTATTTCCGGACCCTCGCGTTATATCTCGCGTGATATGATTTACCTTTTTCACGATTGATATAAAACCAATTTTCGAGGAGCCGGAGCTCTGTCTTATACTCCTGGATCTGTTTATCGATATCCATTAGTCGGCGGCCTCCCTCCTGGTCTTGCTCTCCCTCGGCGTTCTCTTAGTAACGAGATTCGAGAGTAATCCCATGAGGCCCGCGTTTTTCGCTACCTTGCCGTACATAGCTCCGGACGATTTACGGACAAACATATCGACCGGGACCTTATTTTTATGATAACTGTACTTAGACCGCGCTTTATGTTTCGCTTTTGTTGCCATATAATCACCTCCTAGTGTGTATATTTTTCATGTTCTAAATACTCGTCAAACGTCCATTTATTAAAGAATGGTCTATGATTGACCCACCTCGCGACTTTAAAATGTATATCGCCGCGCTTGAGGCTCGATTTGTTGTAAAGCATGACATACGGACTGAAATCGAGAGATTTTAAAAAATTGATCCGGTCGAGATCCTGGTCGATCGTAGTATCGAAATTACATAAGACGTATACCTGGACCTTGTCGCGTCTCCAACCTGTACGCTCTTTTAATATCCGAAATCTCGGCTCGATCATTTCTTTATCTTGATACCGGTCATACGCAAAATGTACGGTCTTTAACGTGATCCTGCTCAGCAAGTCGGCTTTTTCCGTCGTCATTAGCCTAATGTCGACACCCTGGTTAAATTCCACATACGACCCGCAATTTAATTGACTCAGTAAATCCCGCCAATCTTTACAAGCAAGCGTATTAGGATCAAGGATCTGTATATACTTTTGACCGTCCCAAAACTCGGAGAGATCGGCGACCTTATAACTTATTGGTCCCTCTTTTGCCTGTACATGACAAAAATCACACCCGCGCGGACAACCTCGAGTTAAAAATCCGTAAGCCGTATCGGTTATGTTATAAAGACCGTAATCCGGTCTTATATGCTCGATCTCATACGGGAGGAGTATATGTTTAGATTTGTCAAAATACTCCCGCCCGTCCGGACCGATTGAAATACAGTAACCGCTACCGTTCCGGATCAGCTCCCCGGCGTTTATGGGATCCTCGTAATCCGGAGTAAACGAAAATACTTTACTCATATAGACGCGGTCGTAATACTCGCCGCCCGGATCGTACCAGGTCACAACGTCGCCATTTCTTTTGTGAAACGCGGACAATTTCATAAGAACAAGATTAGGAAAACAACCGGATAATTTTTTATGATTATCTACGTCGATTAGTCCGACCCGCATTATTACGACTCCTCGATCAACGCCTTTTTAAGCGTGAGCGTTTCCGACGTTTTGGTATACTGATCGTAAAGCCCCGCCTTTTTAAGAGCGGACGTATCGACCGACGATCTCGAGGACTTTGTAAGAGTCCATACGAATTTTTTACCGGCGATCTCGACCTTTTTATCGCCGTCCCTAAACTGACCCGACATATACGTCTTGACGATCCCGTCGATCTCTTTTACCCTCGTCTTTTTCTCGGCGAGCTTAGCCTCGGCCTTGTCTATTGACGCCTGGAGCCGGTCGGCCTCGGCGATCAGTTTCGAGATACCTTTGTCGTCCGGCTCGACCGTATTCTTACGGAGAACCTTAAGGATCTCGGCGTCCTTTTTCTCGTCGTACTCCGGAGAGATCCCGGTCTCGACATAATCCCGCCAAAAAGCGAGCGCCGGAGCGATATAACGATCCTCGAAATCCGGATACGCCTCGGAGAGCTTGAACTCGTAGACCTTTGTATTCTTATACGAGACCTCGAACGCCTCCGGATTAGCGTAATCCTTGTCGACCAGGAACGACGCCGTCATAACGATATTGTCAAATCCGAGGAGATACGCGTATAAAGCCGCCTGTAATTTGTAATAAACCGGGACATCGTCCGCCCAATCCTCGGCTCTTTTGGTCGTCTTGATCTCGACGACAAAATCGTCGCCGATCGCGTCCCACATACCGCCGAGCTCTTTCCGATCCGGAAAGAAATCGCCCCATGTCTTTTTAAAGTAGTCCGGTCCGTAGACGTCCGTCGGGCTCTTGATATCCATAAACATAACGTCGTTAAGATACTCGATAACTTTCGGCTCGATCACTTTTCCGGCCTTTGTATAGATCGTGTCCTCAAACGGCTTCTCGTAGGTCCTTGTGATAGCACACCACGCCTCGAACGGCGTCGACCACGCGTTAAGGCCGAGGACCGTCGCGAACCTGGTCGCCGTGAGCTTTTTCGGCTTTTTAGGTGGATCCACTTTGATCCTGTTATCCTCGATAAATTCCATTTTTTAACCTCCTGTCTTGCTCGTATTTTTCGCAGTAAAAGCGATAAGCCTCGAGCTCGTAAATCTTATTTACTATTTTGTCGTGACATATCGCCGCCGCGAGAATGGGATCGAGTCCGGTCTCTCCGGCCGGAGTCGATTCGTAAATAATGTATCCGTTAGGGAGAAAGCCTTTAACCGCGATCCTATGAGGCCATATCGTATCTTTTATAAATTTCGTCTCTTTTATAATACTTTCGACGATCTCCTCAAACTCTTTACGCTCTACCATAAATTAGCCTCTTGTTTTTACGTTTTACCGTTAACTCGGATATAAAAAATCAGCCCTTAGCCTTTTCCGAGATCTCGAGGAGTATATCCTCAGCCTCGGCCTTTTTAAGACCCGCCTTGATCCTCTTGACGATATCCTTAACATACGGCTCGAACGTCTCCGGATCTTTCGCTCTGAGCTTTTTAAGCCCCGCCTTAATGCTCTTGACCTGGACCTCGGTCGCCTCTCCGTCCTCATCGATCAGATCCTTTTTGATCTCCTCGCGCTTTTCCGGAGACGCCGGACGACTGGACTTTTTGGACGTTGCCGCCGGAGCCTCGTCTTTTCCGCTCGTCTCGTCGATAATGTCAGCCTCGACGATATCGAGTACGTTGAGATAGAGATAACGTCTTACGTAAGTCTGAACGGCCCCGACCTTTTGAATCGGATTTTTTACGAGAGACTCGTCCGGCGCGAGCTGAGACGTAAAGACGAGCGGCGCGCGCGTCCCGTTGTCGGCGTCGTAAAGAAAAAGCCGCGCCTCGTTCTTTTCCCCGTCGAACTGGATCGTATCGGCGAGACCGAGCTCGTTAAAAATCGCGACCTTGACCGGGACGATATCCTCGAGCGTGAAATATTTAAACTCGGCGTATCTGTTGATACCTGTTTTCTTTACGTTCTTCTCGAGGAAACGGCGCCGCGCCTCCATGAGCTTAGCCTCGAGAGAAATCTCTCCGGATCTCCAATCAGTTACATTTGTTGCCATAATCTTTATGACCTCCTCAATTTTAGATAATTTTCTCTCGACGGTCTTGTCGAGGTTTATATACTTATCGACCCGTTCCTTTGCCCGTTCGATATAGTAATCCAGGTCGAGCGCGTCCAATGTTAGGACGTTCTCGTTATCGATAAAAGCATGATCCGGACAATCCGGTATAACCGACTCCGACCATTTCGGAGGATCGACGGGAGTCGAGATCATTTTACCGGTCTCTTTATCCTTTTTCCGTCTTTCGGTTATCCACTTCCCTTTTACGATTTTGCCGTATGCTGTGTTTTTAGTTGCGTATATCCGATTGACCTTTTGTATCGGGACCCGCTCGCCGTTGATATACTGATACGATCCCTCGTAAGTCGAGCCGGTCTTTTCGATCCTCTGAAAATCGAATATGTCCGTCGCGCTCCGAATCGTCTCCTCGACCGGCTTACCGGCGACCAGGAAATCGACGACGGCGCGGTCGATTATACACTCACTGTTAGACTTGAACGAGCCGCCGTTATACAGAGAGACAAATCCGCCCTTTGTTTTCATTTTTCCGTCGGTCTTGATCCCTATGTAATTATTTACGTCCTTTTGCCAAACTTTCGCGAAATCGTCGCGCTCCATTTCGAAACCTGTAAGAGCGGACCACTCGGCGACCGTGTCGACCGCGATCTTTTCCTCGGAGCGTTTGATCTTGAACATAATACCGTCGGTATTGATATTGATAAATCCGATCGACGCGCACCTTTGTCCGAGCATAACGATTAATTGACTCATGGCTAATTGATTGGATATACATACGGACCGCCCCGCCCACCTGTCGGCGAGATCGTTATATTGATTGAGCATAGCGCCGTAAGTCGTATTAACGACTAGTTTAAGTGCCCCGGCCTTTTCCTTGTCCCCTGCTTTTTTAGCCGCGAGACGCGTCTTTACGAGCTTACCGTAAGCCTCCGGATCAGCCATTGACCGCGAGCAATATCCGAAATTTAACATACTGTTTGGATAAAGGCTCGAGACGTCAAAATTTATGATTATGACGTCGTCGGTCGCGACAATGACGAGCGCCGGTATCGCTCCGTGAACGCCACCCCATGCAAACGTAACGGGACAACGTCCGCCGCCGGTCTCGATCCATACCGTTAGAGTCATACCTTTAGATCCGGCTTTACCGGTCCCGAATAGCTTAACGTCCGGGATCGATTTATCCCGTATTTGCATAAAGAAATCGAGTATGGCTTTCGGGATCAGATCGGTATTAAGATTCGACGGGATCACGTAATCGCGCTCGTCGGACCGCTCGATCCGCTTAGCACCCAGGACCCGCGCCGAGAGTTTCGCGTTCGTCAGCCCGACCGCGTCCTCCTCCGGAACGCCGTACATTTTCCCGACTATGCGCTTACTCGTAAGATACTCCTCACGGACCTTTAAGAGCCGGACCGTCGCGTCGACGTCTGTTTTACAGTATTTAACCACCTCCTCGAGCTCCTCCGGAGTAAGCGGGCGATCCAGGTCGAACGGGACCGAGCTCTCTACGATCGGGAGATTCAAATTACCCTCGATCGCCTTAAGTCCGAGACCCTTATCCGGTATATCATCCCGGAGATCGAACGATTTAAACGGCTTGTATTTCCCTTTGATAAAAGGATACTCCCACCCTTGACCGTCCTCTTTGATGATAAAGTCGTTTATATCCTTGACCCGCTCCGGATCTCCTCCGGCGAGCATGACCTGTATGACGTAATCGTCGTAGTGCTTATTATTGTATCCTCCGAGAATAATATCCGGCTGACTTATGAACTCTCGCAAATGATAATTATCGTTATGTATGACGATATGATTATCCTCGGCGTCCGGCGATCGGAATACGGCGACCCAATCGTATTTTAAGACCTCTAAATCGTATATATAAATCCTCATTTATGTTTACGTCTCTTGTTTATCAAAATCTTTAAACGAGCTAGATTTATAATAACCTCGTTCATATCGAGACCGTTCTCCGTAAAGAGTCCACTCTTATTGATCGCCGCTAATTCTGCATGAGAGACGACGATTAGATTCTCGATCCGATCGTCAGTCTTTACGCCGTTCTTATGCAATACGCAATGATTACGCGGGATCTTTCCGTTAGCCTGTTCATAAACTAACCGCGAGCGTTGCCTCCATGTATTAGGATCAGCGACCTTTACCTCGGCATATCCGTCTACATTTACCCGGGTCGAGCCTACCGGTTTAAAGTTGTGCGGCCTTTGTCCTTTTTTAAACATTGTCGGACGTAAAGCCTCGTACTGATCAGGAGACATTTTTACGCCTTTATTATGGGACGTCCGGCCTTTTTCAAATCTCCCGGTAAATCCTGTATAAACATGATTGTTTTTAATGAACGCCGTAACCTGGTTGATAGTTATAGGCGTCTCCGGATATCTCTCGTTAAAGGCGATCATGATCTCGTTCCTATGATGGCCCGGAATGTACTCGAATAAGAACGCCCGTTGTTCACTTGTGTAAATCATCATCTTTGTGTTCCAATAAGCCGCCCAAATTTACGTTTCTAAAGCCGTACTCAGCCTGTAACTTGAGCGCCTTTAATTGTACGTTCGCGTTTTGGACGATCTGACTCGATATGTTACTTATTGACTTAGCTCTCTCAACCTCAGCCGCGAGCTCCTCGCCTTTAAGGTCCTCGTCACCGAGTCGCTCTAATTCTGCAAATAAATGATTATTAAGATCCGAGAGCTTGTTCTTCATGCGTGGTTCACCGGCATAATAACCCCGACGAGATCGTCGTCCTCTATGAAATAGACCGGCTTATTTTTCTCGGTCGCCTTATACTCGAGCCTATCCTCCTCGTAATACGTGAGCGTATTAACGGCGATCCATACCGTATCGCCGACCGCGTCGGCCGGATCAGTTTCGAGGACCTTAACCTTATGATTGTCGGTTATTGTCCGGACAACTCCGGTATCGACCGCCGGATCGCTGTACTCGAAATCAGTCCAATCAATAAGTTTCTCAAGGTCGACCGGGACCAAATGACCGAATACTTTTTTAAGGTCGAGATAAAAGTGCTCCTCCGGCACGATCACGACGTAAGCGTTACGGACCAGGACGCCGACGGCCTTTTTACCGTTCGGCTTTTCGATCAGCCCGTAAGTAAACGGCGACCGTCCGCCTCCGGAGAGCTCCCTCTCTTTCGCCCGGATAATATCGGCCATGAGCTTTGATATTTTCATTTTTGCGTTACCTCCTATACTCTTTACGTTTTACCGTTAATCCCGGTAAAAAAATTTACTTTGTGTAACTCCTCTGATAAGAATTTAGATACTCAGTAAATAGCTTTTCGCTGAAATCGGCGTAACCGGCGAGCGCCTTGTAAATACTGACCTCGACCGTCCCGCGCGTTATCAAGTGTATATACGAGCACTTGTTTTTTTGTCCGGTCCTGTGTATGCGGTCCCGGCTTTGCTCGAGGAGATTACTCCGGAGCGTAGGCTCGTAATATATGATCGTGTCGCTCGCGTATAGGTCGATACCGGCCGCCGCCGTCTGATATTGGCATATTATGACGCGGATCTTTTTATCGGCCTGGAATTGTCTCCAAATAGTCTTGTCTTTTTGGTCGCCGTCGAGCGTGATAAAGGATATATCCATATCGATTAAAAGCTCCGCGATCGAGGCGATCGAATATTTAAACTCGGCAAATATGACGAGCTTTTTATCGTCCTCGTATCCCTCGATCAGCTCCCGGAGGATCTCGAGCTTTTCCGTCTTGACCTCGACAATACCGTCGGCCGTCTTGATATGCCCGCTCGCGAGCTGTCTCAGTTTAACGAGCCGCGATAAAGGATTATCGGCCAATATTTCATATTCAAGAAGAGCGGACTCGGTCGCGAGTTTCTTATAGAGCTTTTTCTCGACCAGGTCGACGTTTACGATCTCGTCCGGTAACTTGTCCGGGAGATCGAGGCACTCTTCTTTTTTGACCCGGTAACAATGCTCGTTTATAAGGTCCTGGAGCTCTCTCACGTTTATATAGCTCGTCGGCTTATGATACTGATTGAGAATACAGTAACGGTCTTGAAACTCGTAATACGATCCCTTATAGACTCCGTTCGCTACGGTCTGCATATGCTCGCGAAATATATTAGAGTAGACCCGTCCCCGATCGATATACGGATCGAGAAAAGCGTACAAGCTCCAAATATTTTCTAATTGTCCGTTGCTTATCGGCGTCCCGGTCAGTATGTAGCGGTATTTGCTTCGAGTTGCGAGTTTTAACAAGAAACTCGAACGCCTACTCGTCCGGTTTTTGATCGTATGAGCCTCATCGAGAACGATCGCGCCGTATGTCCGGTTATAAGGACTCTTGTCGCCGCCTCTCCACACCTTATCATAATTAATGATCGTAACGCCTCTCGCGAGTCTCTCCCGCTCCTCCGGATCAAATTTCTCGATATCCCGCTCCCACGCTCCGAGCGCCGACTTAGGTCCGACGACGAGCGCGTTCTCGATCTCGCCGCTCTTTAGGAGCGCGTCGATCTGCATAAGCGCCGGGATCGTCTTACCGGTCCCTTGCTCCATGAATAGCGCGAACGAGTTATTAAATCTCAGATAGGCGTAAGCTATTTTCTGATGTCGGTAAAGTTTAAGCTCCATTTTCGAAAAGCCTCGAGCGGAACCACGCGCAAACAGGACCGACGACCGCGGCGACTCCCTCGCCGATCTTAGTATCGTTATCCGTCTCGACCTGGGCGAGCTCCGTCATTAACTCGACGACCGCCGTATCGAACTCCTCTATCGTGATATGTTTCGTAGAATTACGGCGGATCAACTGATCGAGCGCGATTTTTTCTTTACGACCGATAAATTTAACGACCGCGATTTTATCGACGATCTCGGTTATTGTTCCGACCTCTGTACTCCCGAGGCGATACACCTCGTCTCCGATCTTATACATTTGTCCTCCTCTCTCCGGCCGATCCCGTCTATTAACTTATAGAGCGGTCCGGCCTCCTGGACCTTGACGACGTGACCGTCGATACGGTCGACGCTCGTCCCGTCCTTTAAAATATGCTTAATCATGCTTCGACCTCGTCCCGCTCGAAAAGCTCCTCGATCGGGAGACCTGTCTCGAGCGCGCTTTTAATCGATTTGGCCTCGTCGAGAGTGATATCACTATCGCCCTTGAGCTTAGCCGTCAACGTTTGATAACGGATACCCGTCTTTTCAGAGAGCGTTAAGATCGTCATATTACGACGACCGAGCTCGGCCCGAATATTTTTATACATTCCTTTTAACACCTCCTCTCCGTCGTTCTGATCCGACGACCGCGCCGGACAATCCCCATTATATACGGTAATTCGTTAATGTCAATAGTAAATTAACGTTTTTTCGTAAATGATTTACGTTTTTTCGTTATTGGTTTACGTAATATCGTTATTCAATATTGATTTTTCGTTATTTTGGGAATATAATCACATAAAAAGAGAGGAGGTATTTAGCAATGACTACCGAGGAAAAACTTAAGGATTTGATTTTACAGAAATACCGCTCGATCCGGGAATTTACTCAATATATAGATATGCCCTATTCAACTTTCGACACGATCCTCAAACGCGGGATCAATACGGCGAGCGTTGCCAATGTGATTAAAATTTGTAAAGCGTTAGACATAAGCGCTGACGAGCTCGCCGACGGTCGCATTATCCACATTAAAAAGGACGAGCCGGATTATAAAGCTACATACGAATTAAAAATATTGCTCAATGACGTTAAAGATAAGTTACGCGACTCGGATACATTGACGCTCGACGGTAAAGAGCTCGATCCCCTGGACCGGCTCGCAGTATCCAACGCGTTAGACGCCGCCGTCGAGATCGGTAAACGACCAAAAGAAAAAGACCTGGAACGTATCCTCGGTCTTTATTCTAAATTATCGAAAAAACAATAACAGAATGTATAACAAAATAACGTTTTCATTTTGTTATGCGTTCTGTGATATAGCTGTTCTATATCAACTATATCACAAAAACTTTTTGTTATTTTTCTCAATTCTGTTATACATTTTGTTATGCCGTTTTTGGCTTATTTAAGCCAAAAATCGACCCTATATAACAAAATAACATAATTATTTTTAATTCTTAAAAAATATAATAATAAGTATATAAATATATAAGAAAACAGGTAAGAAATAAAAAGTATATAAGAGTTGGCACTTTTTTTGTTATTCTGTTATGTTTTTGGTTTTTGAATTATGAGAGCGATCATTTATATAAGAGTATCGACCCAGGAACAAGCGCG